ACAAAGGATTACCAAATGTTAAAAGCTCTACAGAATAAACAAAAATTGTACTTAGAGCTTGTTAAATCTGCCCAAGATTGTCACGGTTTTATTCAAAGTTTGTGACAGTTACCCTGGTGGCGTTTCAAGCGCCTGGACGCCTCTGCTACCAGTTGCTATGGCTACATCCTGGCAAAACGTATTGGCTAATACGCAGTTTTAAATGAAGTATCCTTCAAGGAAGAGGTGGCCGATATCGACTATCTCTTCTTTGTTTCTACCAGTCTTATTTACAAAATGATCACTCCAAGTAATAGCAACATGGTCTACTTGAAGTTCATTCCATTTTTCTTCTAAGTCGTTAGCCTTATTCCACCCTACCACTATGTGAGCGGTAGGATCTAGCTTGCAGACGCCAGAGTTTAGCCTGCGCGCTGCATCCATCAAGTATCCATCAAAATCCACATAGGACTTGCTGTCCTTAATAGCTTTATCCATATCTTTTACAAAATCAACTATAGTGTTATAGACATCTTCTTGACGTACAATACGACGACGAGCATTGCGAATCTTATCTCGTTTTGCCTGTATCATCTTCATGACGTCCTCTTTAGGAGACATGCTTCACCACGCTTAGAAAGTACTTGGCTAGTTCCTGCTTGCCATTTGATTGAAGAAGATTATTCCAGTCGAGTTCATCGTCTTCTGTAAGAGCATAGTGTGTTATTACGTCTGCTGCTTTAAGCTTTTTTAGCATCTTCATACCAGCAGTATCACTATCACTCGCACAAATTATGCGAAATCCCTGATCTTTTAGGTCTTTGAGTGTTTCTAAATGGTGTTGAGAGACACCTGAACCTGAACAGGCAATGGCCTTGAATGGGTTGTTCAGTATGCCGCCGTATATCTCATTAAAAGCCTGCTGAAGTGACATAGCGTTTATCGCACCTTCGCACACTATGACAGCTTTGATATTGGTCCTGAAAGGTGTTTGATTCCAGCCCGCAAAAAGCAGACCTAGTCTACTTCCAGGGAGCGTATCCACTTTGCGCTCGTCGCCGTTCTCGTCAATCCAGGGAGTAATCAGGCGAACTTGCGCGCCGACAAAGGAGTCCTGATAGTATAGAGGAAAAACTATTCCCTCGCGCTGCATGTCGTAATACATCCCCTCATCAGGATCGACACCTCGTGACTTGAGGTAATCCACGCCCTTCTGTGCCCTAGGATCATATAGGGGAATGAAGTTCTTTGGCCAAGCCATCTTTTGAACCTCATTGTCTTTGGCTTCTTCAAATTCGAAGTCATTCTTCAAGAACTCAACGAGGGTTAATCCAGCAAGGGTACAGTACTGATATATGGAATATCCACGACTACACTTTACGCACCATACCCAGATATCCCCAGAGTCCTCATCATTGTGCCAATGGCACGTGTTGTGCTTAGAGCCACACACTAAGCAGTGTTTAGTGGACATTGCGATATCACTGCTCATCTGCTTCCTCCTCAGATTTCTCACCATCTATTAGATTCTTAAGATCACTAACTTTTTCATTTCGTAATTTACTCATAGTTTCTTCTGATATATTGACAAAGCGACCTTTCTCAAAGGCACATGCAATGCGATTACCAGCAAGTCCAAATCTGTCTTTGACCAGAACGAAGTCAGAAGTTTTCTCTTCAAAGTTGGGCACTACCTCAATCACAACTGTTGCCGTTTCATAAATGTCTGGCCCCATTTTGATTCTGTTATCTAGGTCCTTATTGTTGCGCTTGCCCAAGCTATGGAGCTGTGCAAATACAACGACAGGAATCTCAGCCCGCTTAATAAACTGGCCAAGCCAGATACGGAAGTCGTTTAATACTTCATATGCGCTCGCATCAGGTCTTTCCATGGACTTCTTGATGAGCTGATAGTAGTCAAGCATTACACAAGAGTAGTCGCTATTCTTAACAGATAACATCAAGGCTTTTACACCTTCTACTGTTGCTGTTGCGTTCTCTACGCCTTTGTACTCATAGTTTACATCTGCAACCTTAACGAACTGGGCGATCTGTCCGATAAGCATCGCACACTCTCGCTGCTGTACAGCAGGCATTAAGCCCTTTTTGTATTCATTGAAGTTAAAACCCAAGTGGAGGCAAGCGATACGGAAGTAAACGTCCTCTTTAGATTCCTCGTTAGTGATGACAAGACTTTTCTTACCTTCTTGCCATAGAGGATAGGAGACGTTTGCGGCCACTGTGCTCTTACCATTGCCCGAATATCCGCAGATTAGGTATAGGTTTTCCTTTGTAAACGGTACGGCTGTTGTAATAGTGTGATTAATGAACGTGATACGTTCTTTAAGCATCTTATTGTATTTAGCGATGTTTCTAATCATCGCTGCGACATCTTCTTTACTACCGAAATTATTAATGTCGTCGTAAGAGATATCCATTTTAGGCGCCTCTTTCGGTGCACCTTGAAGGATACGGTTTATCTTATCGGGTGATATTTTCGCCATTGTTGTCTCCCAAAATGTCTTCTAAAGAAACTGTATCTTCATCCTGAATCTGTTTATACATATCTTCTAGAGAAGCTAGATCAATCAGAGGGAATGATTTTGCATGCTGCCGCTGTAACACATACTCTTTCTTAGACATTCCTTTTGGAAGTTGTATCTTACTTTGCTCAGCTGCTTCATCCACCAGAGGATAGACGTCGTAGAACGCCTCTACGGCTTTAGCCATAATAAGCTGTTTCCAGCTTTCAAAGAATTCCATTTCTGTATGGGATTTATTTTTTGAAGAGTTTTTATAAGTACGCTGAACTACCTGCCTATCAGGCAGGTGCTTGGTTACAGCAGACTTAACAAATTCATATGCAACATCGTGCGGTATGAAGTGCCTATTTAATTCAAAAAACAGATCATTGAAGTTAGTGTATAGGGAATCCTTAGTGCGATCCTTGCTATGTAAGCTAAGAAACCACTTTTCGAAAATCTTTTCAGCGCCCCTACGATCAGGAGGAATCCTAGTCATTAATAGACTCCTGCTTAACCAGGCTATCTTGGTTAAGAATCTCCACAATATCATTGCTTTTTAGGTTGGTGACGCGAATTTTAGCACTGTTGTGCTCGCGATCAATATAAAGAAGCTCTATCTTATACTCATCATTGATGAAAAAGCTTCTTTTACTAGACAACCACCAAAAAAGACTATTCTTGAGTTTACCTGCATAATTTTCGCTTTGCATCTTACCTCCAAACGGTATAATACCCAATAATATTCGATAATATTTATTCGTATCGGTTTTTTTATACAAAAATCATGAGGAATGATGTGGATATACAGATAGACAACGGCAACATCGTAATCAAAGATTACACCTCTGATTTTTCTAAGAAGCTACACGAGCTACTATCTTATACTGATAAATCTAAACAATATCAAATCAAGAAAATGTCGCGTAACCCGTTTTCTCGTAACTCAGAGCTCTATAAGAAGCTGGTTGCTGATCAGGAGGGTACTCTAGTCGATGAGCGAAGCAGTGTCATAACCATACCGTCGGGTTTCGCATATCTATTTAAGAATAACATTGTGACAGATAATAGAAAAGATACTGGAAAAGCAGTTGCATTTCCCTGGAAAACTAAGCCATATGATCTTAGGGATTATCAACTTGAAGCAGTTACGCTTATGTCTAATAATTATAGGGGACTAATTAATCTTGCTACAGGGCTCGGTAAAACACTCACAGCTATTTATGCTATAAGAAAGATCGGTCGACGTTCTTTAGTCTTATGTCCCAGTAAAGCTATTGCTGACAACTTTTATCAAGAACTGTGTTCAGCTTTTGGCGATAGTGTTGTTGGGTACTTTGGTGGAGGTAAGAAGCAGATAAAAGATATCACTGTTGGCATAGTTCAATCTGTTAACAATTCTATAGATCAATTTGCTAAACATCAATTTGGTCTGGTGATCTTTGATGAGTGCCACCATATGGCGGCTGATACATTCTTTTCTATAGCTGCAGGGCTTAGCGCTACAGGTCGCATGTTCGGTCTTACTGCGACAGACTTTAGGTCAGACGGTAAGGACGTAATGATCCAGGCAGGCGTTGGGGAGGTGCTGATAAAGCGCGACATTATCTGGGGTATAGAGAACAATTGGCTAGCATATCCCAGTATTATTATGCGAACCGTAGAGACAACAGGTCGCGAGTACTCAGATGATAAGATAAAAAATTATAAAGCTCACGTATTAAACTCTTCAGAGATGAATGAGCGAATTATCCAAGATATAAAAAAGTGTCTTGATGCTAAGAAATCTGTTTTGTGTTTAGTTAACGAAAAAGAACATGGTCGTATTTTGGCAGATGCTCTAGGTCTTCCTCTTGCTGTTGGAGATGATAAGAACTCTAAACTATATGTCCAGCAACTAAATGCTGGATCTGTTCCTGGATTAATTGGAACCGGATCTCTCATAGGAGAGGGTTGCGACACCAAGAATGTGGATGTGCTAGTGTTAGCTAACTTTGTAGCTAGCAAAGGACCACTCTGGCAAAATCTCGGGCGTGGACTTCGTAGACAAGGTACGAAGACGCAGGTTTTAGTTCTTGATTACAAGCCAGCTGGTTCTAAGATGTTGACCCGTCATGCTGAGCAAAGATTGAAGTTTTATAAAGCCATAACATCAAGTATTAAAGAAATATAAGTTACAATAGTCTCCTAGGAGACACTATGAAAACTAATGAACTTGGTCTAGATTTAATCAAATCTTTTGAAGGTATGCGACTGGTACCATATAAGGATTCTGTTGGTATTCCTACGATAGGGATCGGCGCTACCTTCTATCAAGATGGCAGGAAGGTGTCCATGACCGATAAGCCTATGACCGAGGCTCAAGTCACTGATCTGCTTAGGTTTCATATTCAGAAGTTTGAGCAAGGGGTGTTAGGTCTTGTAAAAGTACCTCTTAATTCAAATCAATTCTCAGCTCTAGTATCATTTTCTTTTAATGTTGGTACTGGAAATCTACAAACATCTACCCTACTTAAGAAACTCAATGCACTAGACTATACTGGTGCTGCTGATGAATTCTTAAAATGGGCTAAAGCTAAAGGCCAGGAATTACCTGGTCTTGTGCGTCGCCGTAAAGCTGAACGGGATTTATTTCTAAAGTCTGACGCGGGGGGCGCGGTACAATATTCTAACAGAAATTTGTTACCAGATGGCCCCAGTGAATCAGATATAGCCGAGATCCTTAAAGGTTTAGAAGGCAAGTAATAGAGTTACTAGGCCAATCTTTATCCCACAATATAGTTGAGAAATAAATGTCCCTACTTGAAAGCCGTAGCATATACCGTCCTTTTGTATTTCCTCAGGCTGAGAAGTTTACTGATCTCCAGAGAAAGAATTTTTGGGATGCTAAGAAGATCGTTATTGCTGGCGATATTCAAGACTATCATACTACCTTTAATACTGGTACACGTCACGCTATTACTACGAGCTTGAGGCTATTTACTCATTATGAAGTTGGCGTTGGCGACTATTGGATAGATGTTGTCTATAAATGGTTTCCACCACATGAAATTCGTGCAATGGCATCTATGTTTTCTGCTATGGAACTTGCTGTTCATGCTGTTTTTTATGATCGACTTAATACTGAGCTTGGTTTATCGAATGCAGAATTCTACCTATCTTTCTTAGAAGATA